CTAGTTTTCTTTCTTCTACATCATCGTATGATACTGGCATTATTGTTCCTTTCTAATTTTATTTTATTGTATCGTCTATTGGCTTATCTTCACCAATCATGTCTTCTGGTGCAATAGTGCTTTTTACGTCTGGATCTTTCATTGGCTGTCTGACACTTGGCATTCGCTGCATTGACGGAAGATCCTTTTTGTACTGCTCAGTGTCTATACTGTTTTTATCGAGTATGTTCCTGAATATATCGTCCGCTGCATCGTAGGTGTCGTTCTCAAGAGTCCCCCTTCGTATGTACTCAAGATTTTTCTCTTTTGTAGTCATGTCATCTTTATTCTTCTTTTCTTCTTTAAGCTTAATATTCTCCTGCTCTCTCTTGGTTCTCACTTCCTCTCTCTCAAGGTTTGCTAGGTGATGGAATTCATTATCTTCTTTTTCCCATTCTCTTTTCGTTCCGCTTTCAACAAGCTCAAACTCTTGATTAAATAGTCTGACTTGCGCATCCATCTTATCTGCTTGTGCAAGTGCAAGTTCGGCTTGAGATTTGTCTCTGATAACTCTTGCTTCTTGTGAACCAGCAATGATAGATTCTTTTATCTCTTCTATTTTTGCGTCTTTGAATTCCATTTCTTTTATTTTTGCAAGTAACTCTATTTGTGCCTTCTTGTTTTCTAGTTTTAGTCTTTCTAGTTCTAGTTGCTGTGCGAGTGCCTGCTCTTCTGATGGTGGTCTATTTGCTTCATCAAGAACTGTTTTTGCAAGATCTGGCATATTCCATAGCTCAGCTGTTTTTGCATAATGCAGTGCTGCAAGTTGTGGAGACATATTTGCGCCATTGTTGTGCATTAGGAACATTATCTTTGACGCTTTATCATTGTCTATTGTTGGAGTTGATACGTCAACAGATACAGAGAAGTCGTCATTTAATGTGTCTACATCATTTATCTCTTGGTATCCTGAACCAGTGTCGTATATCGCTGTATCAAGCAAGTACTCTTTGTTCATCGACAGTATTAGGTTTCCTGCGTTTTCAAGCATTGTCAAAAACCTTCTGAGGACTTCCATCTCTCTGTTTGTCTTTGCATCTACTTTCATTGGAGCACCTGTAACAGACTGTGTCATTCTTGAACCAGCTCCTCCATCCATGTCCTCTATTCCTGTAAGTAGAGTTGAGTGTTCAGTATATATTCCCTTCATATCAAACAGTACCTTAGGCACTGGCTCAACAGACTTTCTCATAATAGCTTTGCTTAGGTCCGTTCCTCTGTTTACGTATACTGTTTTACCTTTCTCATAGTTTTCTTTCTGTATTGGTGTTTTAAATATGCTATCGTCTATGAACTCTTGCCCAACAGCATTCTCGTTAGTAATATCTTCCATTGCTCTATATGTAGCAGTTAGAGATTTTTGATCGTTCTCCAATAGTGTTGCGTACGGCTCTCCCCATATCTCGTCTTTCAGAGGATTGAACTGCGCAAACACATAAGGAATCTTTTGGTGAGGATATGGATTCTCTTCAAGCCTAATAAGCTTATTTCCTACCCATGATGCAACAATTGGAACCAGGTTGTTATCGCCATTTATATCCCAGTATCCCCAGTATTCATATATTGTTATTTTCTTTCTTGCAAGATCAGAAAACTCAAACAAATCATCTTCGTCGTAGTCTGTATATGTTGCAAGATTATAATCATTTGACCCAACTCCTGATTTGTTTTTTATATACTCTTTCACATAATCAAGATTAAAATATGAATCGTTTTTTGAAAGAGTTGAGTAATCTGTCTCTTGTATATCAATAACAAATCTAACATTGTCAAGAACTCCCTTTGCTGACGGATCAACAATTATTGCTCTGTTATCTCTTACTGTTAAATATGGCCTATTTTCGATAACGGTTTCAACTTCGCATTCAACGTCGATAGAACCAGATGGTAGCATTCCTGTTGCTTCATACTGCTGCTTAAGCTTTGTATATAGCTCCTGGTTCACCGACGCCTTCTCCAATATACTGTTAATCTCTGATATATCTGATGTAAAAACCGTTTGCTGCTGAACAACTGTTTCTATTTTTGTTTCAGTTTTCCATCCAACTTTAAGCACGCATGTACCCTCTATTGCAAAGTTTCTTACAGCTTTATTTACAAGCTCAACTTTACCAATTTCCTTGTTCCATTGATGGTTCAATATGCTTGCGTTTTTATCTAGCACAGTTATTGCAGAATTGCTTTTAGGCGACAACGTAAAAAGTGTCTTTTTTGATAACACTGGATTCTCTATGTTGGGAACAACCCACTCCATCATTTTCTTGAACAGTCTACTTTTGTATGTTGACCTTAATCTCTTTAGAAACGTTTTTTGTTCGTTCGGAGTTGTTTCGTCATAGATTTCATTGTATAGATCCAATCTATCTATTTGCCTTAAATGCGATGCATTTGCTGAGTCAAAATCTGCTTTTAAATCAGATATACTTGGTTTATTTTTCCATTCACCACTCATCTCTTAACCTTTACGTAAACTTTGTCTATTGATGTGAACTTGTTCTCATTCTCTACTATAGTAAAAACAAAATAGTATTCACCAAGTAATTTACTTGACAAGTCTGGCGAAACAATATATGTGTCGCTATCAACCTTTATACCAGACATTATAACACACCTTGTGTATGCACTCTCTATTAATAGTGATATTGTGTGTGTATCGCTAGAATAGTTGTCTGGAACAGTTATGACGATTTCTTTGCTTTGACCTGGATATAATTCTTCTGGAATGTACCCATACACTTCGTCTGTCATCTATCCATCCTTTTTTTAGTTATTATAACAGTATCCAGCGATGATGAAGTTTAATTTTCAAGGAGATAGTGTTTATAGGAGATGTATGAAGTTTGTCATTGATCGCTGGACACTAAAGGTATTATTGCTTAATGAACCTTTATTCTGCCTTATTGTTTTGTATTCCAGATGCTTTCTCATACGTTCTTAATCCTGCTATACCTAGCATTGCCATCACAAGATTCACAAGTAGACCCATGTCTAGCTCAGGTAGTGGAAAATCTACCTCATATACGTAAAACAGACTGTGCAGGAATGGTGCAAGTACAAACGTGTACATTAGCGCAAACCCTGACACCCAGCCTATAAATGGCCTCCATGAAGATACGAACCAGTTTGACGACATTGCCTCCGTCTTGTTTATTTCCATCTGACCCTTTGATAACTCATTGTTTAAAGCTTGCAACCTAAGATCAAGTTCTGCTATTTTTATAGGGTCCTTTATTGCCTCTCCTGTGATTGCTTCTCTTATGTCTTTTATCAAGTCTCCAGCATCATTTAAGCTGAACTCTAGAAGGCTTCCCATCTCTTATCCTTTTTATTTTTTGTTTTCGATCTCTTTCAGTACCTTTATGCCTTCTCCATTCTTATATTTTTTAACAAATGTTTTCACGTCAAAGCATGGGCATTCTTTTTTGACCCCAGGAAAATCCCTGTGACCAAGAACGTTGTTGAACGGGTCTATATTGAATTCGGAGCACAAGTCAACAATAAGCTTCTTTAATGAGTCAAACTGCTTCTCAGTAAATGAGTCTATTGAATCACCAACCAAGCATATAGCTATCATTCCCTTGTTGTGCCCCTTAACAGCAGCAGGATCTATAGACAGTGGCCTTCCAACTTCTATGTTTCCGTCTGCGCTTTTTATATAGTGACCATCAATCATGCCGTTTCCTATCACAAAATGGTATCCAACCTGATGCCAATGCTTAACTTCTCTGTGATATACATCAAAGGCTCTAACTCCACCAGTTTTTGTCGCACTGCAATGAATGCTTATCTTATTTATTTCTCTTTTCACCTGATACTCCTTTATTCGCTTACAATCTTAATTCTGTCAATACACAAGTCAGCAACATCGCTGTCAGCCTCATAAGACACTATTCCTATACACTCATATCCTGAACCAGCGTCTATAGGTATCGTTACATCTGTCCATGCTGTTGCCTCTGTTGTTGATTCCCACAATACGTCTGCGTTTGAGTCATTGCCTTCTGCAACATCATATTTGTCTCCTGCCAATACAGCTATTCGATTGGTTCCAGATCCTTTCCAATTGTACGTGAAGCTGAACTCTGTTATGTCTCTAAAGTTTGTTGTTGCAAGAACATAGCTTGCATAAGGAAAATATGTATCCCCTTCATCATCAACTCCGCTCAGCTCTGCATATACATAAGCTCTTCCTGTTTGAGGATACAGCTCGCCTGTTCCACTTGTTGGTGTAGGTCCCTCAATAACGTTCCAGCTTCCATCAACTGATCCGTTCCATTTGTTACCGGCAAAATCAACGTCTGCACCCATTATTTTTGTTCTATAACACATGAAGAAGTCGTCAAGATTATTTGCTGGATTGCTGAAATCTTGGATATATGTTCCTGGAACACCAGTTCCGAACCCTTGCCCATTCAAAAACTCTCCGCTAAATACATTTCTCCACTTGTATGCTCTTTTTCCATAGTATGAATTAGAGTTTGTTCTCCATGTTGGAAGAACTGATTTATCAAACAGGAATGTCTCTCCAGCAGACGTTCTCATTATGTCTGCAGCTTGAGCAACAGGCGAATCGTCAAGCGACACAACACCTGTTACTGTGCACTGTCTATCAAAGAACCCATCATTGTACATAAGTGGATTATTGTATGTTCCTGTCTCTGTATTTACATATAGTGAGTCAAGCAAGTCTTTGTTGTCGTGCGTATGTTCATCTCCAGATGAAACTTGTATTTCTGTCCCATCAAGTGAATAAAGTTTGCCGTCAGCAGTTTTTGTTAACGCAGAAATATCTACTGTTAGCGAATCATCAACTATTGAAATTAGCTTATCTGTTTTAATTGCCATATTATCTATCCTTCATCTTTGTATTCCGGCAGTCTGTCTAGCACATACTGTACCGTTGGAAATCCTATTTCTCCTGCCTCGTATTGCTGTTTTATTTTCCATACCTCAGCCCAAACATCAGTACACCATGTAGCAAGTCTTATGCACTCTTCTCTAAACATATTATCAAAACCTGTATAACTTCTTACTGATTTCATATCTTCATACTCACGATTTTGAGCCTCTCTATCAAGTACAGCTTGCACTTCTTTCTTTATTGCCTCAAGCGTATTCTTAGCGTACATGTCTAGAACGTCTTGGCTGAAGTTTGGAACTTGCTTTTTGTAGGCAAAAAACCTATCAGCAAGATCATCGTCGTTCGTCTTTATGTATGTATATGTGTCGTCAGAAGATAGTTCATATTCTCCTCCATAAAGAACACACATTTGAAATATCCCATCAACTATAAAATTTGTATCAATCTTTAGTACCATCTAATTCCTTTCTATTCAGAGCTGTTTATTGTTATTACGTCAAGGCATAGATCTGAGTATGACGTTGTGCATCCGCTGTTTCTGAAATAAAATTTCTCTATGTCTTTTCCTGCCGTGTTTATTTCTATAAATTTCCAGTCCAATTGTGAACCAGTTGAATCAGAAAACAATACACTCTCTACACCATTTGACGCAACAGCTATAACCTCAAATACACCAGTACCATCACCATAGTAGTTGTAGTAGAAGCTTATTGAGTCTAGGTTGCAAAAATTGTCATAGTATAGTCTAAGATCCTTTTTGTAATTAGTGTTCCCATCATCATCTGATCCAGACATCTCTGTATATATGTACCATTTTCCATTTTTTGCCTCTTGCCTACCTGTGCCCCACGATGGAGTTGTATCACTATGTCTATTCCATAGCCCACCTCTTTTTCCGTCATAGGCGTCTCCCCATCCTTTTCTTTTTTCGTTGCCTATATATACGATTGGTTCACAGATGCCAATTATGTTTTCTGGGTCTTCCCAGTCCTGAACAAATGTTCCTGGAAGTCCATTTCCTTTTCCTGTTTCATTTATGTATTGATACCCTTTACTTCCTATGTACTTCCACTTTTTGACCTGGTAGTCATATATTGCATATCTGCTTGAGCCTGTATCAAAAATCATCTCAAATGGGCTCGAAGGAACATAGTTTGCTATTTCATTTCTTCCATTTTTTTGAACAAGAAACATCATGTATGCACCATCAGCCATCATGTTTCCATTGCTGTCTAGTCCTATCATATTTAACGCTGCATGATCATTGTGCACATGCGAGGTTACAGGAACATTATCTCCTTTTATGTTTGACGCATTTCCGTCATCGTCAATGAATACTATCTTGTCTAAATCTATACCCTTATCTTGGTTCTTATAATGAACCAGTGTGTTAGTTACTACTGCCATCTATTTCTCCTTTACAATACTAGCCATACAGAGTCGCTTGGAACGGATACTGTAGCAGAGTCTTCAACCGTAATTGGTCCAACAGACATTGCGTTAAAACCGTCCTCAATAACAACGTCCTCTGTAATTGTTGACATGTGGGACGATATTATATGCCTGTCATTTGTGAACCAGCCGGTGTCGTTTTGTCTGTTTGTATAAAATCTTCCATCAGTAATATTTACTGCAACCTCTCCATCTTCTAAGCCAGACGGCTTAGCCCCTGGAGATGTACTTCTTTTTAATTTTATAGTTTTTGTTGCCATGCTCTATACTCCAGATACATCAGCGTTTGGATCAAACTGTGGCATTTGCCCCATAACGTATTCAACACTAACCTCTTCAAGCTCCCCTCTATAGAATGCTTCTTTTAGTTCTCTTGCCTTGTCCCAACAAGATGTTCCCCATATTGCTAATCTCAAGCACTCTTCTCTAAATGGATTATCAAACCCAGTGTAGCTTCTGGCCGACTTCATGTCTTCATATCCGTACGATGCTGCTGTTGAGTCTAGTAGATTATTTATTTGTCTTGTTATTTTAGTTTCCATATTCTTCGCATACAAGCCAAGAATTTCTTGTGTAAAATTTGGAAACATGTCAGCATGTTCTTCTATTAGCCCTGGAACAGTCTTGTCTGTATACTCGAAGATGTAGAAGTTGTCTGTCTCTCCAACTATTTTTGCATCTGTGTCATACAGAAGCGTCATCATTAGAACTGCCGGGTCAATTGTATTTTTAAGTACTTTAATTATCATATTTTTAATCCTCGCTTTCAATTGTTATTGCATCAAGACATAAGTCACCTTGATACCCAGATGCATCATGGTAGTCAAAGTATATCGCTTCTGCATTTGAACCAGTTAAATCTAGATCAACAGATATCCATGCTGATCCCTGGTCTCCTGTTATGCTGTAGTGAGTAGTTTCTCCATCTTCTTCGTTGTATGTTTTCAGTTCGAATGTACCTGCATTTGATCCTTCAAGTTGAACATAGAATGCTACTCTTGTTAGTTTTGCAAAATATTTAAATTCTAGTCTAAAGTATTCGCTATCTCCACCTGATGATACCTCTGCATAAACCATGTTTGAGCCCTCATACGGCCCTGCTGTACCAGTATCACTTGACGGAGTAGGAGCATCGTATCTGTTCCATTTTCCTGCATCTGTTCCGTTTGTTGTTGATCCCCATAAATCAGATTCAAAGTGAAGGTCAATATCATCTTCATCTTCCCATCCATTAGAGTATGTTCCTGATGGTCCAATTCCGTATCCTGGCTTTGTTACTATATCTCCAGTTCCAAGCATTATCCATTTGCTCTGACTATAGTCGAACCAGCAGAAAACATCGTTGCTCATAAGATACGTCAACTCTCCTCTAAATGAAGGCGAATAGTCCGCTAGCGATGCTCTGTCATCAAATCTTCTTGTCATCTGAATAATATGGTCTCCTGACTGTAGCATTCCATCTTCTGGACCATCAACTATTGTGTTGAGTTGGTCAAGGTTGTCGTGTGTATGGTCTATGCTAGAGTTTATATCATCAAATGTAGGAAGTGATGTTACGACAATGTTTCCATCATCATCTATTTTGTTTATAAATATTTTTCCATCTGCGGTATTTACTGCTATCTCGCCATCCTCAAGAGAGGACGGAACCTTTCCTGACTCTGACGAGCGCAGTTGAAGTATTTTTTTAATGGCCATTAATTCTTTCTCCTTATACTATGTGCTATATAAGGAGATTATACATCATATTTTATTAAAAGGTTCCACCATCAACAACAGAGTCATCAACGAACTCTACGGCTGTTCCATCAGAATTGACTCGTAACGAGTATCCTGCTGCACCATCATAGCTGTCTGGTGTATCGTCTAAGTCAATAAAGTCTGTTCGCCCAATATCGTCCACTTCATCATATACCCATTTACCTGCTTCCGGCTCATATACAAGTACGGAACGTGTATCTACTCCTGTATCAGGGTCATCATCAGGTGTATCGCTCAAGTCTTTGATATCAAGTGTTTTTGCTGCTTCAATTGCACGGTCATCTGTGTAGTACAGGTTGTTATCACCTTCTTCAATGTCATCAGTATCAAGAACAACTGCACCAGTCTTACCGTTAACGCTCAATACAGAGTCTGTTGGAGTAAGCAGTTCTTGCCAATCGTCCATAGAGTCATTGTTACCTGTTACATTGATGTACGATTTGTTCTCATCTGTACGAACAGCAATGTCACCTTCTTGAACATCTTGCTCGAGCTGTGCTGTTTCGCTATCTACAACATAGGTTTCACTGATAGCCAAGGCAGGAAGAACTGCTGGATCAATTTTACCTGTTGAGTCGACTTGAACCACTGAGCTGAAATCACCACCAATCTGGACTGGTTCAACTCCGTCACCCTTACCAATATATACCTGATTTACGTCTTTGGCAAATAGCAATTCTCCTTCTAGAGCCTCTGATGGCAATGCTGCTAAGTCACCTCGTTTAATCTGAATAGTTTTAATCATTTTTATTCCTTATTTGTTTTTTGTTTTATGGCACACTCTTATTAGAATGTTCCACCATCGATATCGTCTATCTGCTCGTCTGGAACAACGCCTTCATCATCCAACGTTGCAACACCGTTTGGTTCACCCTTCTCTGAGTATGGTATCTGCTTGTCATTTGTTACCTCACTTAGTCCAATGTCGTCTTTTGTTACTTCGTGAGGATTCGTTCCAACTTCCTGCGAATGATCGTAGGCAATTTTACCTTTGTCACCATAGTACGCAGTATCTGCTGTTTCACCTAGTTCAAGATTGTTTGCCTCGACAAATGTCACATTTCCTTCGTCATCAACAGATACTATGTATTCGCCTTCATCCTCAGGTTGGTCTGGAACTTTAAATGAGAATGGCTTAGGTCCTACGAATGTGCTTCTATTATAACCTCTTCTCCATGACATATTACATCTCCATACAAGGTATTGTGCACGGATACTTCGTATGAACATAGAATGGTGGTTCAATGTACAGGTTTGTCTCCTGAGTGAACCCAACCCATGTCTTTGTCATGTCGCCATGCCTAGATACATATACTCTTTCGAGCGGATCTGTGCTGAATGTTGGTACCTGAATAAAGTTAGCAGTTGATACAAGTATTGGAGTTCTCACTTCATCCTTACTGATAACTATTCTTCCGTTGTCTATTTCTTCTGCCACGTTTAGCCTCCTAATATAGCTTTTATCTTGTCGTCGATTCCAAAAAAGTACAACACAGCAATCGCTCCAGCGGCATAATGCAGATATCTCTGGTATACACCTTGTGCCTCTTTCAGCTCCTCCTGATCGTGTCTCAGGTCCTCTATGAGCTTGCTATATTGTATCTTATTTTTTTCTTCGCCAACCTTAATTTCTTTTTCTAAAGCTTCTACCTGAATTATTAGTTGTTCAAGTAGAATGTTTGTTTTTACCCTCTGCTCCATTTGAGCAGCTGAACAGCATGATGAGTTTATAGTTTTTATTGCGTCTTCCACTTTTTCCACCCTTGCTAATGCTGGACATTCACGAGTATCCCCCATATCATCACTCCTTATTTTCCAAAACATCTCACATAGCTTCCATCTTCTGTGTTTGCACAAATAAACTCATTCTCTTCCCAGTAGTATTTTGCCAATACATCTGCTTTCATGTCGAGTTCTTTTCTTGTAACCTCTACGCCATCCTTGTACGATATAACTATTGAATTTAGCTCGTCTCCAGTATCTGGATCAAATGAGTTGAGCAGCAATATAGTGTTTGAGTCTGAGTATGGCTTGTATCCTCCTCTTACACTTGTGTTTGATGGTAGCGTATACTCTTCTGAACCAAGGCTGTCTCCAGTCTCAAAATCATAGAATGATATTTTTGCATTCTTTGTTTGATTCCCTGCAGCATCTTGATCATACTGTTCTCCTGAAACAATGTACGCTGTAAGTCCATCTGCTGACATATAGATATCTTGCTTGTTTTCATCGTCGCAAGAGAAGCTTGCTACGTAGTCTTCATCATCATGTGATGTTGCAAATTCTGTATCAGATATTCCAACAACAGTGTATCCATTTTGAGCTCTAGCTTTCCAGTCTGTTTTCTTTGATGATAGATCTACATTTACCGTTTCAGTTATTTCATCATACCTTTCAAGTCTTACAGCTTCAACTGCAATATCTGATGTTGTGGGCTTGAATAGTGCTTTTCCTCCAACAACATTCAAATAGTCAAGATCAATCAGATATTTACATGATGACTGCTCAAGGATAACAATATCTTCTATCCAGTCGTAAACGCCAATATATCCACCATCAATAGACATCAATTCAGGATTATTAACTTTATCATCTATAAGTGTACCGTCTATTGCTTGATCAAGCTTGTCCTCTGCAACAAATGCTTTTGATCTATTTACTAACATGCTAAATGGTGCTCTTAAGTTTTGTGAACCAGTGAATAATCTTTCTGCAACTGGTTCATTTTCGTTGTCGTACATTATAGTAAGCCCTGAGAATATTGCTGTAGAGTTCTCCATAAATCCATAGCCTGATTGGCCATTGTCGTATCCAAGCAAAGCGCTACTTGCAGCAGCTGATGTTGTCTCATCTCCTGGAACCATGTATATGTGTCCACTCAGCAAATATGGAGTTTTTAAGGAACTGAACATACCAGCTTGTCTAAACTCATATCCTCCAGCTTCATCTTCTGTTGTTGATAAATTCATTTTTACATAAGGGAAGAAATCTATCTTTGCATTTGAGAACATTTTTTCACTAGAGCTAACTGCTTTTGATAGCAATTCAACATCTCCAACTATGTTTATCTTCGAGTCTTCAAACATACCTTTTACAGACTTCATAATAGCATCTTTGTTTGACAATGATATCTTTGATACAATATTAGCCTTTGTCCCACTAAACATTTCTTCTGCAGTTGTAGCAAGAGGTACATCGTCAACAAATAGTGTGTCACATATAAGATTCTTAAACGTTTTATCAAGTGTCTCTACTGCATCAACGTTTTGAACTCTAACTTTATCAACAATTGCATACTCAAATAATCTGTCTAGACTTTTTAGCGATTTTCCATTACGGATATTAATGTAGTCATACAGTCTTGTGTTGAATTCATTTTTTGTTCCATCAATGAAATCTATTTCATTTTGCGATCTAACAGTGACTCCGCTATCCTCTTCAAATACCTCTGTTCTGGTATTTGCAGGAACAGCAGTCCATGAGTCTCCACCGTCAATGGAGTACTCACAATCAGCTGGAAGATCAATAATTACCGGTAATCTTTTTTTGATCATTTTTTTTCCTTTTATTTTTTTATTATTAAATTATACACAAAAACATCTTGCAAATCTCCTTGGTTCATCACCAAGCTCATCATCACTCCTGTTGTCAACACAGACAAATTCGTTGCTCTCTCCTGCAACAGGATAGATGTGAGTCGCAACAACTGGTAGCTCATATACGTCAAAGTCATCAGTTGCTCCAGTATTGTATCTGCATATTGTTGACGATACATGCTTCATTGTTCCATTGTCATCTTCGTATTGCTTTTTTAATACATACACAGGTGCACCTATCTGTGTTCCAATAGCAACCTCTGCAACCTCGTCACTGTTGTTTTCAACAGTAATGTATTTTGTTGTAGTTCTAGATGTTCCTGTTATCTTTACAGTTGAACTTAGCTGCTGGCCGCTTCCACCATCCGGATCAATTTCGTCTCTCTCTATTCCACAGATAATTGACCCACTTGCCCATCTCTCTGATTCATCTCTCATCATGACTGCATTATCAATCTTGAAGTTATCAATAGTTCTCTCATTACCAGAGTCTGCATCATACAGAGTTAGACTGTCGTCATCATTTTGTACAGCTAGACTTCCATCAATTGAGAACCAGTGCCACTGTGAGTCTAGTTCTATTTTGTCCATTGCAAAACAAAGATTGTCGTCATGGAGAGATGGCTCCATTGCAACTCTTATTGTGCTGTCATCTTCCATGTATGCAATCCTGTTTCCTATTACTCCAAATCTTGTTGATAACCTTAGATGTCTTGACTGTATTAGCGTATCTAGCACCTTGAATGTTGGTGCCCAATCAGGATCTTCAAGTATATCATAGGTTGCACTTCTTGTTAGTGGCTTAAGTTTTTCTGTTAACTCATCGTTAACATTGCTAAACAGGCTAAACACGTCTGTCTCCTTTTGATATGATCTGTCTACATATCTAGAGTACAATGATGTCGCCTTTGGAAGATCTCTTAATGCAGTTATTCTCCTGCTTGTCTCTGTTGAATAGAAGAACTCATTTATATCTAGCCCTGAGAACATTAGGTTTTCGCTTGTTACACCAACGAGACCACTTGTCTCTCCGCCACTTATTGGCGAGTTTATATAATCCTCATCATTTGCATCTTCAACTATCTTGATTATCGAGTACAACATATACTTTGTGTTCATGCTCATAAATGGCGATCTATCAAGATCTTTTAGCCCTCTTGCAACCATCTCTATATATGGAAATAGAGTAAAGGATGAATAAGAAAACATGTCGTAATAGTAGTGCCTGTCGTCAATAGGCTCCATGTATTCTCCAGTTTTTCTTGGGAACAATATGTTTCCAGACATATAGATATTTGCCCTCAAAAATGCTTCATAAATATACATTTTCTCTTGTCTTTTTGACATGTCGATTGTTGACATTTCTGCTATTCTTGCGTCCCTGCACAATCTTGTTAGGTATTTTGTGTTTTCTGTCACGTCAACATGTAAACTGCTTAACCATGCTTCTTGCGCTATACTTGATATGCTAGTTACGTTTGGTATGTTTGCCATTCTTGCATGATACATTGATGCTAGATAGAACTTTGATGATGCGTACACCATTTGCATACCCTGTTTTATATTCATGTGTTCAAATATTTCACGCTTAACATTTAACTTGTCTGTTCTTACCCAGAACACATATTCGTAGTCGGTTCTGATATTTACTATTCCATTCTCTCTTATCAGTGACCCGTCGACAATCTCCTCTGTTCTGCTATCTAGTTCATTCCATATTTTGTCTCCATTTTCATCATCACTATACGAATACTCTACGTCAAAGTCAAAATACAGTGTTACAGGGCCATTCCTTCTTATAGCGGAAGTCTCTCCTCTTTGAGTTATTGTATCCAAGAACTTTATTTCATCACTATCAATTCTTCTATTGAATGCTTGCACGCCCATTAGCCCAAGATTGTTCTTTGTGCTTCCATTCTCTGCTGACAAGTAATACTTTGATGTAGACGGTATATTGTCATCGCTTTTTAGTATCACTATGTTCTGTGCAATAACTTCTCCGTTAATATATATGTCATACTCTGAGTTATTGTCGTCATTGCTATGAACCAGTGCGAATGAGAAATCTGTAACTGCATTAAAGTATATGTCGTCAGATAGGTCTCCTGCATAAACGCTAGTAACATCTTCTTCGTCAGGATCATATCTAGTGTTAACGAAAAACTGTATCCTTCCATCGTCCTGCTTTATTATTCCTACACCAAACATGATTACTGATTCGTCATTTGAGTTTAGTGTTTCTATTGAATACACGTACAAGAACTCAGTATATGCTGGAGGTGTTCTCACCATAAATCTTCCATAGATGTTATTGTGTGATGCACTTCTTGCTTCGTCGTCGCTTTCCTCTCCACCTTCTGACGAGTATATTGGGAATCTGTGCAGCGATTCAAACTTTTTTGACCATCTTATATCTTCAAGATCCTCATCGCTCATGACTCTTTGCCTAATAAGCTCTAGTCTGTTTGATGCGCTTGTTGCGTACACACATGACCCATCTCCAAATGGATCAACAACCTCTTTTAGTGGGCATATATCCATCTCAAAGTTATAGTTGCTATCATAGGTCTCATCAAGCCCAACGCTTACTGTGTGATCCTTTCTTATGTATACTGGAATGTCTGTGTTTACTGAGTCAACATCATACTCAACGTACTTGTCATCATCATATTCCTCTGACAATCCTGTCTCAGCATCATTCTCATCATGCTTAAATAAGCTGTTTTTTGATACAACATCATACTCTAAAGTCATTGTTTCATCTGCATCAGTATCCATTCCATCATCAACTGATATATCTTCGTGAGAATATGAACCAAATCCGCTTACAGACAAATCGTATTCTGTATTAAACGAGCTATCGTAATCACTACTCATTCCGTCATCAACAGAGATTGGTTCATGAGTGTCAGAATTAAACCCACTAGAACTAACATCATACTCAACATCAAAATTATCATCGTACTCTGTTTTTAAATTATCATCTACAGCACTCTCTTCATGCTCTATTCGTTCACCGTCAAGTGTTGCAAAGTCATATTCCAATTCAAGGCTTTCGTCTAGGACGGTATCTAGCTCATCATCTATTGTAACTACTTCCTCATGAGAGTATGCATTTGAGTCAGTTGATATATCGTACTCAATATTCATTGAATCATCAACACTATTATCTAAATCATCTGACACAGTATCTTGTTCGTGAGAATACAGTATTTCATCAGTACTTATGTCGTACTCTATATTCATGTTGTCATCAATATCTGTATCTAGACTGTCTTTAATATCGTTTTTGTCATGATACAAAATGTCCTCTTTTGTACTGATATCGTATTCTATGTTCATGCTGTCATCAACGTCGTTTACTTTTGTGTATGATTTTGCAAAAACTACTCTATCTCTTGATATGAATATATTGAAGTCTGATACTACATTCCCAGTATCTATTGCAAGTGTTCTCAGAGAATTTTCATCTGCTCTTGTTAAGTCTAACTCATCTATTTTTACAGGGTCTGAACCAAGTAGTAGTTCCGATATTTTCTCCTTAGAGAATCCGCTCAATGAAGCTATCACTTGCACACTTGAATTTGCGAACATTCTGTTTGCTGACTCAAGCGACTCAAGTTCAGATGCGTCAATCTTTAGCTCATCAAGATTTGTTGTTCCGTCAAACATTCCGTCAGCAATAACAAGTGACATCATTGGAACATCAAACTCTTTTATTGAACTATTTTTAAATGTATCTACAGCCTCAGTTATTTCGTTTGATGACACTACAGATGCGCTTTCGATAGTGTTCATGTCTCTAAACGAATTACTTATTGAAGTCAATTCTGATATGTCAACATGAATATCTTTCACTGCTCCTCTAACCTGGATATTTTCAACATATTCGTCTGACGCAAACTCAACTATATCTTCTGGTTCGAACTCAAGATAATGCCACTCGTTTCCTTTTAGATATGTCCAATATCTTGATCCGTATAGTCTGCATTTGAAGTCGGCAGTAGCAAACAATCCGACTTTTTGTTTATTCATACTTTACTCCTCTTTTTCTAGGTATTTTAGTTTTATTGATTTTATTACATGTCTAGATAAATCATAATCGTTACTGTATTTAAATCTAACATTTATTTTATCACATGTTGTCTCAGTGCCAACTGTCTCTATCCCAACACTGAACTCCTCTCCGCTTCCATTAACAATGTCAAATGTTCTTATTGCATATCCGTCTGCATCGTACGACAATGTTTCAAGAAGAACATCATCATACTCAATTATATTATCTGTTACTGACACAAGAAACGATCCATTGCACTCTATGTCTATAGAACCAATCGAGTCATCTGAATCTGTTGTTCCACTTATTTCTACTGATCTAAATATTTTTGACCCTGGTTCAAATAGCTTAAAGAAGTTCATCTCCTCAACACTATCATCTTTTGCGACAAGGCAAAAACCTCCAGTTGTGTCAACTATGTCAAAGTCACCATCTCTATCGTTCTGATTGAAGTAGTAATAGAATTCTTCTCTGTTCGTTATCTCTATCTCATGCTCTATCCATGGTTCGATTTCAGACACAACAAGCTGTCCATATAGCCTTGGAGGTTCCATTCCACACCTATTAACGAACATGTCTAGATGCGTCATTCTTAACCATGGAGATCCGTACGCTAAAGGATATACCGCTGTATCTTTTGTTGCCATAAACAATTGATCAGCTATAGCAACAACCTCTCCTATTGCATACTTTTTATCTTTTATATAGTACGGAATATCTATTCTTGTTGATTTGTCCTCAAGCGATCTGTCGATTTTTACCCATTTTTTCATCTGGTCGGAGTATATAAATCTCGATTCATCCTTAAGTACGGCAATATCCATATCATAGGGATAGTCAACTTCGTACGGAGAGTACAGAACGTTATATATCTTTGGCTTATTCTCAACATAGGATGCACTCTGTTCATCTTCTTCATTCATATCAGGAATAACTTCCTCTATTGTCTCAACCGTTCTAGATCCGTCGAATCTTTTTATTATAAGATTCATTCCTGATCTGTATATGTTTACTATTTTTCTGTTTAAGTCGTTTAGGTCTTTATTGATCATTTTTTATCCTAGTGTTAAAATTTCTCTAGTTTGATATTTTGTAAGCAAATATCTTCCTTCAAGGTCCATTACGTATAGTGAATCAAAATATAATTCTATATCAACCTCAAGTCCTCTGTCTAGTGCTGTCTTTTGCAACAGCGATCCATCTTTTAGTGAAAATTCGTATATGTATGTGTCTACACTATATGGATACGACACGTATACCCTATTGTAGTCTATTACAGCTATATTGCTTTTTGATGTATACATTTCAAGAACTATTATGTCATACGGATCTTTTCTTATCTCAAAAAATGAATATATCTTTCCGTTTGAAGTTAGTAGATATATTGAATCCCATCTTACAGATGATGATATCACTCCATAGTCCTCAAGAATGTTTTGCATATCAATAATCTCTATTAGTTCAAGTGTGTCGCAATCGTATGCGTAGCATGTTGTTCCGCAAAACACAAGCAGCTCTTCCTTGAAATATGATATTGCAGTTACGATTTTTCCTGTCTGGAAACTTCCTACATACTTTTGGTCAAAAATACCGTCACTTATGTCATACTGATGAACTATTCCTCTTATATCGTCTGATGCTATAAAAAGCTTTCCTGGACATGCAAAACAAAAAGCAACTGGCTCAAAATCTATGAGTTTGTAGTCATATTCGCTATTGTCTACAATATTTATGTGTGTTAACTCTTTTGTGTATGTTGACAAACACTTTTCGCTTAGCGCAAAAATATCATCTACAGTTATAAGGTCCCATCTTGTGTCTCTGTATATAAACTCGAATATGTTTCCATCAGACATTGCTCCGTATAGTTTGTTTTTGTTTGTTATCGCAAATGGCTTATCATACTGCGTAAATGACGAGTCTGTTATCTCAAGCGTTTCAGGATGCAAAAATAATACATCCCCAGAATCTACTCTTATCGCTATATCCTGGTCTGATGCTGTTGCGTATTCTATTTTCATCTCTATATTTACTCTTTTCTTTTCGTCTAAAGTTGACGGGTCAACAAGAATAATATCTCCATCCTTTCCGCACACAACAAGCAGCTTGTTTGACACAGCTATTGACGAGAAGTCAAAATCTAACTCTAGCACCTTATCGGTTATCTCTCTGTCTAGATCGTATATTCTCACTAGTCTTCCATCTCCATGCGCTATAAGACCTGCAATTATCACTCTCTTCTCGTGAACCAGTTCTGTGTACCTCTCCTCCTCATGTATCGTGTAATTTGTCTCTCCGTCTTCATCAAACAGCCTCATGTGATATACACCTTGAGTTGTTGATATTACGATTGTGTCGTACTCGTTGCTGAATTCCATTCCAAGTATCTCTGTTAGCTTAGATGGCGAAACAACCGTGCCATCATATTCGTCTTGTGGCATGTTAGCTTTTTCATCTCTTGGCGTATGCTGCTCGTCACTTTGACCGTATGTTGCGAACATTAGCCTGTCATGACCAACGATAACGTTTTCTTTATAGTACACAGAGTCTTCGTAGTACTGATACTTAAAGTATGGAATTCTAAAAAAGTTCCTGTATATATCATTTTTGTATATGAGCTCGTATACTCCATTTATCTTCATAAACACGTCACCTGTCTCTATGTCTTGATACACTGTATAGTCAGGGTGATTCTTGTCCTTGTAGTTTACGACTGTCGGCTTGTTTCCTGTTGCCGTTCTAAAGTCTGCATTGCCTATTATAGCAACGCTTCCAGCTGATCCATCATTTGCGTACAGTGTTAGTTTTCCTTGCTCATTGTTGTACACAAATTCATTATATGCTCCAGATATATCTCTTTTTTTTATCATTTTTCTATTCCTATAACCAAATTTTTAAACATTATCTTATCTATACTCATGCCAACACCAACAATTTTTATCATTTCTGCTTTTTGTGTAGCTGTTGGATATATTGTCATCTGAGTGTAAAAATCATCCTGGTTCATCATTATTGTGTTTCTATCTTCGTCATAAAACGCCATTGTTCCATCAGTTTGTCGTTCGAATCCGTATTTTGACACATGTTCTCCGTCTAGTGTCATTAGATAGATTAAAAACTTTGATGTTCTTGGGTTTGTTTGCTTTGTATATTTTAGCTCTATCTGAACATTTGTAATGTCTTTGTCAAATATTGCTTCAACAGAAAATTCGTCATCATCACTCTGTTGAGTAATCCATCCGTCGCTGTCTGTGACAAGATTTGTGTTGCTCTCAAAGAAATTATCAAACATTTGACTTGTGAAGATTGCATAATAGTATTCATCTTTTACCGTAACAACTTCTTTCTCTATAAATCTTGATAGGTCAACAATCTCTTCTACAGACATATCTTCTCTAACTATATGAAACTTATTGTTGAAATACAGTATTTCTCCGACCTTTGTTGGCGTTGATGATCTAATGTAGTCAACCGTATAGCAGTACTCCTCCATGTCGGTCTCAACAACAATCTTGTTTAAAAATATATCATAGTTATTTATGTCTACCATATCTATAGGAATCTGTTTTATTCCAGGGAACATTGTGTTGACTATTGTATTATCACTTTCTACTGCGTCTAATAGTCTATTTAGAACATCGTCTCCATACACAGTATCGAACGTTTCATCATCAACAGCTATGCACTTGCTTATTTCGTAAAGTTCATATTTTTCTTCATCAAACTCATCAAGGTTATCTTTGTGTACAACTGCACATACACTTTTCCCAACCATTTCATCTGTTAGCATAAAATTGTCACTGTCATATTTTTCTCCATCAATAAACACTGTAAGATTCATATCTTCTGGAGCGCTCTCTGCTGAAGCAAATATGTTAGCATATATGAAGTCACCATTTATAACGTAATCCAGATAAGCATCTAGCTCATACGCATTTTGAGGAATTATCCACTCTCCGTACTCTATTTTTACGTCTCCAACCATTGCGTATATGTTTGCTGAGTAATTGTCTGTTATCTTTGTTAGTCTTGTGTTTGTGACATCTAGCGATACACTATTTGCTCCTGTGCTATCTTCTGTGTAATCTACGAACCAAGCGATTGGTCCAATGTCAAGAATATCTACATCAATGCTGTCGTTATCATCATCATACACTATTTTTAGCTCATTGCTACTGTCGTCGTATACAATTTTTAGTAGCGTTGGGTCAACTGTGTATTCAAGTTCAACTCTGCACCCAACAGTCTTGTCGCCACTAACAATAACGATTGATATTTTTTCATTTACATACTCGTTGAATGCCTCACTTATTGTTCCTGCACCTGCTATGCTGAAGCTAATATTGCTGTCCTCATACAGCACTTCAGATACAACTCCGTCTCCATCATACAAAACAATAACTGATGCATCATTTCCTATATCTTGCGGTATCTCGCTTTTTGCTATTGATACACTTATTTCTCCATCTACTATATCATATCTGTCATCGATAAGCAACTCTTTTTTCTCATTGCAGTCTTCAGTTGTTTCACTGATATAGTATATGACATCACATGTGTTGTCTATTCCTGTGTAGTAAAAAAAATCTCTTGCCTTACTTGTCATGTCTCGCTCCTACATTTGATATTGATCTTCAACTATCACTGTATTCTCAAGACCAACTCCAAGCTCTGCATAGTCATCTCTTAGCGACATAACTTTTTGGTTCCACAATTGTATTAGCTCTATTGCGAAATCTCTATGCACATTGTATTTTTCTTTGCTTATATACGATGCTATCAATCTTGCGGCAGCAAAACATAGGCTCACATCAAGCTCTATTGTATCGCTGTCGTCAGATGGTAAATCTGGTCTTCGTATTATGAACTGGTTATAACTCTTTCTAACCCTATCAACCGTTACATCGTCTGTTTCTAAATAAAGTACGTCTGCCCTGTCAGCAATCTCTTCTATCGCATATTGCAACAGAGCAATTCTTCCTTCAGGATTTGTTGTTAGAGTGTGATCTCCAGCCAACAAAGCTTCTGCTAGTGCCTGTAATCTGCCCCACGTCATCATGTTTTATCCTTTTAATTGTAATATCCGTAACCCTCCTCTTCACTGCTGTCAATATGAGACATGTAGACAGGGTCGTATGTTACATTATTATATCGCATTTGCTCTTTGACAGGCTTTTGTGGGATCAATATGTCTATTAGCCCCATCTGACTTAATGCATCTAGCGCATCATCATGTTTTGCTTTAATTTCTGTTCCTGTAGTCATTTTTAGCTCATTTAATAGCTCTGCCATATCCTGATTATAGTCTTTTAACTCGTTGTTGAAAAAAATTTTTCCTTCATAAAACTTCTCTGCAACCATGTGAAGTCTCCACAGCTTATCTCCACTACCTTTTGATTTTATTCCATCCCATGTGACTGTCTTTCCTGGAACAGGCTTCTGCCTTGCAAATATCAGCGTGTCTCCATTGTCGTCATAGAATCTCTGTAAACCGTTTAGGTGCAAAACTTGTTGTCCGTCTATCTCGACACCAACCTCAACAATATATGCCCCCCATCCTTTTGCCTTTCTAGTGAACTTGAATGTAGAACCATATTGTTCTTGTATTGTTTGCTTTCTAGCAATGATGTCAACAAGATACCATTTATCATTCCAATCTACAGCCCATAATATCTGAGGACTCAAGTCTGACCCTTTATTTGCTGTTGTTGTGTAGTCTGTTGTCACGTACCATGTATACAGTTGAGCATTATCCTTTATTTTCTGCATGTCGACCCACCGTATATGCTTATCCTGTATTAGTCTTTCGTGCTCAGAAGTTACCCTAACATAGTACTCTTGATCTAGTGTTTTTAGCTTGTTAGTATTTCCTCTTTTTGCGGCTCTTTCTGCAATTTCATACTCTTTTCTTTGCTTCTCAAATGTATGTCTATCTGGCCATACTGAAACAAATTTTTCTTTTGTCATTGCAGGCTTTATAAGCTTTCCTGTTTTTTCATCATATATATCTCCATGTGGCTGTACTTCGGCCTTTGGAAATACAACAGGTAAATATGTTCCCTCTGTTACTCTTTTATATACAGGATCTCCTGTGTGATACGCTGTCCCAATTAGCACTTTGAAGTGACCCTCTCCAGATAGCGATGAACCAACGTCTGCTTCAATAGTACTATCAATAGCTGCAAGCATAGCCTTTGAATATGCATCCTTTTCATTTGCTACCATGTCGTCGAAGATTGCAAACTGTGGTCTGTCTAGTCCAGATCTTGATCCCCTACCACCAGATGACCCTAGACCTTGCACCTTAAATCTTCGCTTCATTCTACCAGGGACGCCATCTTCTCTTGCGCCTTTCTTTGACATGTGGTCATTGTATGCTTTTATTTCTTGCTTGGTTCTCGGCTTTCGTATCATCTCGACTGCTGCATCAGTGAAGTGAGTCCACTCAAACCTGCTTTGCAGGTATTTTGATCCAAGATAGAGATCCTCTATCGTTCTCATTGTTGTCTTAACGTTACCGTCCATTCTGTCAGACACATACATGCCAAAGTTAACTTTTCCAAATCCTGGCATCTCTCCTTGATCAGCCATGTACAAAATCATGTATGCAAGAATCGTTGATTTTGAAAATTCCCTAGTTGACAATATCAGCGTATTCCCTTTTAGCGTATCAAAGTCCATATTTCTTACTTGATAGTATGGCCTAACCTCCTCTGACTGAAACATGCAGTCAACAAAAAAGTAATGAGCTTTTGGGTTTAGGTTTTCTGGCTCTTCTCCTATGCACAAACGAATAAACGAAATAAACATGATTGCGTTTACCGACGGCGTATACCAATCTAATTTTAAGTCTACATAGTCTAGTAGCATCTCAACGGTTATCTCATCTTTGTCTTTGAATGCAGGTATAATATACCCAGTGTTTATGGCGTGCCGCATCTCTTCTTTTGATCTAGGAATAACATCTTTATATATCATAATGCTCACCTTTGTGCTTGGTTATTGTAATATACTTTTCATATTTTCTACTTAGGAATATTCTTGCATTATCATACAACATGTTCAATATTCTTAAAATGTCACTTTGTCTTGTTGATATTGCAGCATAAGAATACCCATTGATATGCGTAAGTTTCTTTTTTTTCAATCTCATTTTTATGCCTATTTCGCTTTGTACAAACGACATAAATTTCTCACATTTATCAAGCGTTCCCGCCAATCCTATCTCTTGCTTTGAGAACCAGCCATCCGCATCAACGCATCCTCTCCAGAATGCAGTATTGTTGGATACCAAAATAGGAACACTGTATGTGTATGTTTTGTTGTTATGTAATCCATATTTTTTCAATAGCACATCTAATATTTTTTTTGATGTTATTGACAACGTAAATGATGTTGATCCATTCCTGCCGTCAACAAGTATTTTGTTTTTTGATCCTACAAACGATTTAAATTTTACTATATGTTCATAGTCTTTCGATGTAAGCGAAATCTGTCCTTTTCTCGATATGTATCCGTCACATGCTATATAACCTCCCCAGTAATCTGCTTCCTCTGTTTGTGTATCAAAAGCATTATGATTGGATATCATTCCATTATCACGAACCCTTCCGTCCGTATCGTACCCCCTTGTCCTTAGAGCACTTAACACACTTGAGCTAGTAACTTTAAATTTATCTGCTATCTCACCAGTAGATAGCCCATCTTTCCACATTATAACCATCTCATCCCTGTCTTTATCTCTGAGTTTATTTGTGCTCCTGTTCCTTGCCATTAATGAGCATGCTTCTTTTCCTAGGCATCCACACGACTTTGTTTTTCCTGATGTCCAATGATAACAGTATATTGATTTCGTATTTCCGCAGTCGCACAAAAGCTTTACAAAACGTCTTTTTCGCTTTGTTGACATATCTATGTCTTCCTCAATGTATGACAACCTATTTACTCTATGTCCTACACTAAACATTTTTTTCTTTTTCATTGCACACTCCATTTATTAATCTGTACTGTATTATAGCAAAAGTATGCTTCAATGACTTTTGTTCTCGGAATTCCCTTTGGGTCACTTAAAATCATAACGTAATCCTTGTGAACCAGTGATCATGTCTGTCTCTAATTAAGTAAAGCACACTACTCATCTCTACTCTCCAATACATGCCCTATAACCTGCACATCCTCTATTGATGCTCCATTTTCTAGTGCCTCTCTCATCTGCTCGGCTAATGCTCTCATTGCATCAGATGTCTCTTTTTGAGCCTCAACAGCCTCGTCTGACATTCCTAGTTTTAGTGTTATATTTTTCTCTTCAGGTGGAGCTGTTATGTCGAGTATTTTGGCTGCTGCAACTTGCTGAACTGTTGCCGAAACCATTGGTCGTATCTCATCATATATTGGTTCACCATCTTCATCTCTAACTATTACCATTTTTCCAGTATCTGGATCTTTTATTTTTCTTGGAACCTGAGTTGGCGCAGCAATACCTCTCATTAAGTCAATATTCTTCATCATTGCTTCATGTCTGGCCCAATGGTAGTATATTGAGAAATCTAGAATCATCTGTGCTTCTATCTCTACTATGAACCAGTTAGTGTTGTATGCCGCTACAGATGCAGAGATTGTCTTGTCATCGTGCCCTTTGTCTACCATTCTCTTGTATCTATCTGGGAATGTTTTCTTCCATGCCTCAAAATTAGACATTCTCTTCTTTAATGACACATATTTAATTGCATCGAGATATCGCTCTATGCTGAGATTTCCTTTCCCCGTAACAATGTTTATGTTCCTAGAGACCATCTCCTCCATGTATTCTTGAACAATTCCTGTGTCATTTTCTAGATTCTCAAATATCTCTGCAGCCCTATCACTTACTGCGACACTTGTCCCTCTTGGAAGCATTTTTCTTATTTTTAATTTTGTGTTCATTTTCATCTCCTTATTTAACAAATGTTTCAAGTAACAACATATTTCACTGACGCGCTTAGCTTCTCGCTTCGCTCGAATGCAGAGCGTCAGCTCATATATTGTTACTTGAGGCTTTTAAGTATTTTTCCGTTGTTTCTTCTTATTATCTTTTCAAACAGCCTCTGAGGTGAGTAATTGCACGAGTTAGCCTCTCCATATATTGCCTCGTGAACCGCCTCAGAACAGAAAACCTTGTCGTTGTTACAGAACCAGTCTATGAAAGGCAGTACAGACAGATATGCACCAGCATAATCATACCCTTTGCCCTTATGTTCCTCTACTGTCTGATATATCCTTTCTGTTAGTCCGCTGTCAATATCAAACTCAACAGCATCCCACTCATTATCTATATCTAAATCCTCTATATTCCTGTCCTTTAAAATTGCTCCATTCGCGTGCGCAGAAACGTAGAGAGTCTTGGTTCTATCTAGCGTAAACACCTCCACATGACTGTATCTTCCAAAAGTAACTACTCCAGTTACCCATTCATACCACTTAGATCCTTTTCTAAATGCATTATGAAATATGGCTAATCCTTTCTCTGGTTTCATAGATATGTCCTTTCTTATATTTTCTTTATAAAAGTATACAACAAATAAACTATTAGTATCAAGTGGCTCAGTCCAGTTCTCTATCTGTCTGTTTATCTATCTGTCTGTCTGTCAAGACCTGTCTGTTTATCTACCTGTCTATCTACCTGTAGTATATACAATGTAGTATATACCTATCTACCCATGTCCAGACCTGTAGTATATACCCTAAACTGGTTCTGGTAAACCCCGGGGGGACAAGTGTAGATGCGCAAAACAAAATCCAAAAACCTGCAAACATACCCCCCGTATGCTGCAAACAAGCACAGCAACAGCATGCACACAACAACAGCAAGCATGCACACTCATGCACACAGGCATACAGCAACATACACGCAGCAGGCACAAGCATACGCACACAACCAGACACACACAAGGCAACATCCTCATACACACCAGAACCAAGCACACACACCAGCCATACACAAAGGAATACTCCGCACACACAGCAGACACACAGACATACGAGAACCAACCAACGCACACAAGTATACAAAGCCATACAGCATCATGCAGCATGGACAAGAACAAGGAACACATCACAGTTATTGATATTGGTAGTATTGCATCATTCGTGATGACAAAATTAACATAAAGGACATATTATGCTCAACTTCAAACCAACTACAATCGAATCAAAGAAAGATCTCAAGACTGCAAGCCTAAAACTAGGTGGCAAAACCATCGACGCAATTGGAGCGTCTTTAGACGTTGTTACATCAACCGCTATTCTAATTAATAAGTTAGTTGACAGCTTCGACAGGTTGTTGTTTGGCACAGATCAGTCTCAGATACAAGAGTTGTTCGAGGAAATGGTAGAGGCAATTAAGGCTTTCGAGGAAAAGGACTCCGCGGACAACAAGCACTTAAAGGCCATGCGCATCAGTATCTTTATCGAAAGTGCTGTAGAGGTAAAGTCTGATTTTAAAGAGTCAGACACGTATAAGATTGCACAGTCGTTGTTAAACGACTGCGGAATCGTCGCGATCAAAAAGAAAGAAGAGGCCTAAGCCTCTTCTTCTTTTTTTTATTATAACATCACGATTATGTCACGATCATATCACGGTATATCACCCCATCGATAATGGGTCAAGGGAAGTCGCATTCAAACTCCCGCAAGCACACCAGAACCAATGCAGTCCTCCAAAGCACACACAAGCACACCAAGCATACTCAGTCAAGCACGCACTCCACTCAGTATGTATCACGCAGTACACGTCACACTCACGCGCACGTCTGTCCAGTTGGTTCTGGCTGGTCTTGCGCAACATGTCACCTCACACACTGCTTGCCTTATGTACTGCAGACTAAATGTTGTTTAGTGCGACAGACTCAACTTTCTTGATATCTGTACTATTGGGTTTACTTGAACCAATGCACTCTAATGCCGTTCAAATCCCACAGTTTCGGGCTTTGCGTAAACCCAATTTGTCAAACATCAAATAATCCAAAACTTATCTTCAATATATAATGTAAGTTTGACTTTTGATTTTGACCTAAATTTTCCTAAATCAATATTACCTTTTCAAATTTAACATTGAACTAACCTTCAATCTTTTTGATATTGGTAGTATTGGTATCAACCTGCTGTTGCTCATCTTTGAGCTAACCTTCGTCTACTCTCTGTCATTGTGGAGTAGATTTCGAGATCCAGTGATCTTGATACAATCAATAACAAAGGATATAACATGGCAACAATTACTTTCGGAACTAACTCAGCAAGCACCTCTAACCCATCTGAAGCTAAAAAGCGAGCAGTGATTGGATCAGAGTTTGGAGTTCTGGTCAACGAACTTGGGTTGTCTGCAAAGGCGATCTCCAGAATATTTAAAGACTCTATTCCAGAGAGAATAGAAAATACGCCAGAGTTTTTCAAGTCGCTGGACGACGTCCAGTTGGGCGCGGTTCTGACCGCCAAGCTGACAACCGAGCAGCAACTTGCCATACAAAATATGGCCTTGGGTTTAAAACCCAAATTGGATAAATTGCTAGAGTTAAAACTCGACTTAATCCAAAAGTTTCCTCAGGTGAGGGAAGATGTTATGGAACTTAAATTATCTAGAGCTTTGGCGAAAGCCAAGAAAGAGTTTGGAAGTTCTCTCCACATGCAGGCAGGGCAACTTGCCTGCGTTCAATACTTGAGCGAAGATTTGTCTAATATAGACGAAGGGAACTTCGGGTTCCTTGCATCGTTTTCTCAGGAACCCAAAACCCTAGAGGTTATGATCCTCGAGAATGGGTTGAGGGAGTTGATAAGGGTGTCCAACAATATATTGTTGGATATACCAAGCAACCTCATCTTAGAAGCAAAGAGGAGAATTAATGGGGAGAAACCTCTCCCTAAAGATGCATTAGACAAAGTCTTCTTCTAGGCATATTTGAACCAGTGAGTACATAAGCTCATTGGTTCATAGTTTGGACTGATGGAGCATATTTCGGTATGTTCCACAGGTTTAAACTGCTCTACAAACATTCGAGTCCCAATGTCATGAGTTGGGATGCTTTAACCAATACAAAGGATACATCATGAAAAACACAAACACAAACACAAACTCTACAAACGCGGTACTTAATACAAGCGAGATCGTTGCATTGTTGAGCTCTTACGATTTCCCAATAAGTATGAGTAGCCATGTTCAACAGATTGCTCCTATTCTTGATATTGACGAGGTGATTGAGACTGCCAACAAATTGGTTCAATCACACCCACTGATTGATGAGTTAGCGGGTAAAGTGGTTGACAAGATGTTGTTTCAGCCTGAATTCCAGTCTATCAACGACGGTTCAAATATGTTTAAGAAATCAATGATTTCTGTTGTTGGAACTATCATTGAAAACTGCATTCCTTGGTCCACCAAGGTCGTTAAGTACTTTGATGACCAAGGGAACTTAACGAGCAGAGAGACCAAATACTACTCCAACGCCTCTGAAGGCGAGTACTCTGAGCCTGAATATGCTCGATTACCCGAGACGTACGAGTCTGTGTACATCATGAAGGGCTCCAAAAAGCAAATCCATTGTAGCGTGAGAGAGAAGCATTTGAATATGCTTTCTCAGCAGGAATTCATGGTTAGAGAAATCGACCATGACTTAGTATATACCTATGCTAACATGAAGTTCAGCGAGAACGTTGGGAATGTTAAATATTCCCCATCGAAGTACCTCAAGGAGCTCGAATCGTTTGCTAGTGTAACCATAGCTCACGCTGGGATGACCTACCAGAACATTAGGAAATTCGATGGCGCTGGAAGACATTATCCTGTGCCATTCTTTGGATTTGCAAAGGAGCATGGCGACTCCTTTGAGAAGTGGTTGATACAAACAACCTATTTCTATAGAGTTACAAAAGATGATATTAAACTTGCGAAAGCTTTTCTCAAATCTGAGTTCAAGGTAAAATCTTGGCGTAAACTCTTTGAAAAGGCTTCGAAAGAGATTGAAAAGGCACGTCGCCTGAACAAAGTTTTCGAGGCTGGTCGTAAAGTAACTTGGAATATTGACTCCAAGACATTTGGCAAATATTTATGGATCCAAGAGATCTGTAATAGCATAATATACAATGAGGGAGGCGTGACAAATGCATTAATTGGCGTCGACATCTCTGCCAGCGGTCCAACTATGTACGCCAACCAATTTGGCGACCGCAAGTGGATGAATGGTGCTGGTCTCCTTGGAACAAAAGGAGACTTTCACCAAGCTGTTGCTGATGCTCTTGGCATCGGTAGAGATGATGCTAAAAAGGTGTTTGTTGCTCCTCATCATGGCGGTCGTGTCGATGATGAGCTCATTGATATTGTTAATAGTGTATTTGGTGAGCGTTATCATCTTATTCGTCAAATCGCTGAGTACGGTATTAAATGTGCTTTTGCAGGAGTGCCTTACATAACGTACGAAGCCTTCGATGGCTTGATGATGGTATGGAATCCATACATCAAGAACTGTCGCGTCGGACTTGAGTTGTCGGATCTTGCGATCCACGCCATTATGCCCTTCACACAAGGGCTTGAAGGCGAGAAGAAAGTCTCAGGGCTTGCCGTACAGGTAGCCCATGGCTCTGATGGCTATCTGATGCGTAAGGTAGAGCGACACATGTTCGACGCTGACTTGCAAGTCAAGACTACGTTGGATGCTGTATATTGCCGACCGGCACTTGTGCCAGTCATTCGCAAGATCGTTAATCAGGGATTGGAAGATCTAACCGGCTGGTACAAGGCTGAGTTTGAGAAAATTCAAGCTCAGACTGGCATCAAAGCTGAGTTCACGATCCCAGATCGTGAGCTTCCACTCCACAACCCTGCAATCATGTAGGGTTCAATAGGCACTCCTTGTGAGTGTCTTATTTTTTTTTTTTTTTTGGTGTCACCAC